AGGAATATAGAAATCAAGGATTATTTCATTTCCACCAGATACAGTTGATAAACCAAATCCAACCAAAATACCATAATCACCACTATAACCATCAACACCAATCTCTTCTCTTACGATAGTTGGTTCAGAGATAAGAACTAAAGGAGGATTAGTATTTGTATAACCGGTTCCAGGGTTGGTAATAGTTGCAACACCAACACTACCACTAGAGAATGACAATGTGCCAGTAGCTCTTGTTCCATCAGAAGGATTAGCAATACTCAGTGTTGGAGCTATAGTGTATCCAGAACCAACATTGGTTACATTAATAGAGACAGTTCCAAGATCAGAAACAATAGCTGTAGCAGATGCTGAAACTAAAGTATCTTGAGACAAAATCTTAATCTTGTTCTGGAAATCTCTATCACCAGACTCACTATAAGTGTTGAACAAAGGTCTTATACTGTCAACATATGCAATTGTTGAAGCCAAACTGATTGGTTGAATCAGATAAGAAGTTGGATAAATCAGAGGTTCGTATTCGACTCTATCCTTACCTATTTCCTGTCCGTTAATAATCTTATCAATTTGTTGCTTACACCATGTCAAAGGTCTACTAAGAGTTGTATCATTAGTGACACCGGGACCACTATATGTAGTGGTTTGAACACTATCAATAGTATTAATACCGACAACAGTTCTCACATCTTCATCCAATCCAGAACCCTGTCCTTGTTCTGGATTATTGTTTATGTCTAATGTATCACCGGTTTTAACTGTTTCCAAAACATCAGTGAATACAACATCAACATCTCCACTACCCTTATAGAATAGTACTTTTGAACTATCACCAGGTTCTGGTGGTTCAACAAACTGAACAGTACCACCACCGGTAAAGTTATATGCGACTTCTGGTTGTTGAAGAACATCATTGATGAAGATCAATAGTGTTTTGTCAACTTCAATAGGTGATCCAGGTGCTGATTGAATTGAAAGTGCGATATCATTAACTGATAATCTAAAACTTCTACTTAAACCATCAAATTGTGAATCAAAGTTATCAAGAACCTGAAGTTGTCCAATAGAGAAACCATTGAAATCATCTTGATAGATTTCATCAACAGTAATCTGGAACTCACTGAAGGATCCACTAGTAGGAATACCAGTTACTCCACCAACAGGAACAGTTAGAATCTCACCATTACCATAAGCGAAACCTTCTTGTTTCAGTTGATAATCAATAACACTACCACCAGCTCCAACTTGAATGTCAATGGTTGCAGATTGGCCAATACCCTGTACAGAACTTCCACTATAGACCAGAGGAATGTTTGTATATGAAGTAGGATCATCAATTACAAGTTCAGGTAAGTTTGTCGAGGTATAACCAGATCCAGGGTTAGTAATCGTAACACCGGTAACATTACCACCAGATACAGTAGCTTTACCAATAATTTGAATATTAGGAATTCCAATACTAGAAGTTTGGACACCAACAAATACTGTTCCTAATCCTGATCTATAACCAGAACCAGAGTTACCAATACTTACAGAGGTAATTGTTCCAGCTGTAGATACAGTAACTGTACCACCAGCTCCAATCAAAGGTTGATATCCACCACCTTCTATGGATCCAATAGAAACAATAAATCCACCGATAGGAAGATTGCTTCTATTGGGATCATAACCAAAAGCTGCTCCACTCTCTTCAAATCTGATCGAAGAAATACCAGAAGCAGTTTCAGAAAGATCATAGGTTCCTTGATTTGCCTGAGCACCCTGTGGTTCCTGGAAAATATTGTTGATCAGGATAATAGCATTATCCGTTGAGAACCCTGTAGTATTTTGACCTTCACTAGTAAGTCTAAACTCACTTCTAAGACCAGTGAAGTTATTTGATACATCATCAAATACATGATTAGCAAAGTAGGTCTCTTTATTAGTATTGACAGGAGCAGTTCTCATAAAGGTTCTACCTTGGAAGGTAGAATGTGTGGTCAGACCAGTATAATCTCTTTCAGAAGGTGATCCTGATGTAGTGGAGAGTGGGATAGCTCCATATGGTGGAGAGATAAAGTTCAGAGTGCTTCCAACAATATTGTAAGTACCACTCATTTTAGTGATAGTGGACCCAACACCATGAGGTTGTAAGTTTGTTCCAAGCTGTCCTCTCTGGACAGTTAGATTTCCGGCTCCAGCAACACCAACCGAAACAACACGCATCACCTCAGCACCAATCTTAATTAGATCAGCTGCAGCAATGGATGTTATACCAGTGGTTGGGAATATAGAATCAAATATAATATTATCATTGAGAGATGTTACAATTTGTGTTTCAGATAGAGGAGCCTGAATCATATTATCAACAGCGATCAGAGCCTTGGAGTTCTGTTTCTTAGCTGTGATATTATGAGAGGTTCCGATACCAACTGAGGTGAACTGGAATACCTCTGGATTTAATCTTAGAGCCTTTTCTGCATTTTCTGCAAATCTGACACTACCATCTCCAATCTTAACAACAAACAAATCTCTAGGAAGTTTGTTAGTAACACCAATACCAGCTACACTAGTTGCAGCAATTCCAATAGCGTGTTCTGTTTCATTACCAGAGTAGGAGTAAGTGACATTTTCACCGGTAACAAAGAAGTGTTCTTTGAGGAATAGTGTGTTTTGGTCAAAATCAAATGTTGCCGCGGTATTGCCAGCAAATTGTCTCTGGAAGATTGGAAGACCATCATGTTTTAGATCAAATGCAGTTCTCAGATCAAGTTTAGTACCTCTATACAATCCTGTATCTGATTTAATATCAACATTGTTCAGATCCAAGTTGATTGGGGCAGTCACATCAGCGTCATAAATCTTCTGTTCAATACCAAATGTTCTGACTTGAACAGCTGTACTTGCATTAGGTGTATAAGTTAAGTTTCTATACTTACCAGTTGTTGTGAATCCGATCTGACCAATACTATTACCAGTACGGACGTTTGCAAACTCTACAAAACCTTCATTCGATTCAGAAGCGATAACACAAACTTCAAACATCTCATACTGAGAATTAGTTGTGTCCTTAACAGATACAATATAATAACCAGTAGAATATGGTTCCTCAAACTGAAGGATTGTATTAGCTGATGGTGACCCAGAAGATGCAATATTCTTAAATCCAGAGTTTAATCTAGATTCTTGGAATGTCAGTGAAGAGATACCAGTTGCAGAATCAGATATAGCTACAATAGAAGTATTTGTTGTAACTGCTGTTCCGACACTTGGTGTATATTCGAGAATAATATTACCACCAGATAATCTAGATCCAAAAGTACCAAATCCAGTAGATGAGTATGAACCAGGTTTGGTTTGCATCTCACCATATTCCACCATATGAACATCAGTTCCATCATGGATTAGGTTAAACTCATTAGATGCATATTCGCCGTTCTCATCTTCTTGAAGAACAAGAGCTTTAACCGATCTGAAAGTAGATGATACAGATACAATAGTTTCTAATGTGTTATTAGGTGTTGTCTCTCTATTAGTATCTACAAGAGCAACACTACCAATATTACTACTACCAATAGAGGTTACATTGTCCTTAATGCTGATAGAAATGGTGGATGTATCATATACGTTGTCTGCAAACTTCACAGGGTGGAACTGAAGATTCCAACCATCAGCAGTTGAGAAGTAATCAAAGTATCCAAGTTCTGGATAAGTTTCTATTGTTGCATATTGTTGCATATATCCAATACTTTCACTTTGAATCAGTGAAACAATAGAGAACTGTCTCTCATCTGTAAAGATTCTATCTCTTACAAATGTGAATATTTTATTGTAGATATCATTGAACTCAAATGCATCAATATCACTATACTTAGTGGGTCTTTCATTACTGAAGAACTCTCCACTAAAGTCATCAATGTCAAGAACTCTGTTACCAACTGATTGGAAGTAATCTGAAAGAATTCTATTCTCAAAGAAAATTTCATCAGAAGATGGAACACCGTTTATGACATTATTACTCTCAGTTACATAATCAAAGTCATAGAAACAGTGAAGACTTGCTCTACCAACAATATCGGTAGTAGTATCTACATCAGAGTCAAAAGGTTGTGCGATAGCCAACGGTTGATCTTCAATACTGATGACTTGAAGGTCGGAGAATTCTTTATATCCAGAGGTGTGGTTGAGTGCAGATACTGGATCTTCCCAAGTATCATAAGGAACTCTAGATTTGATAGAATATGAGAATGTTTGATAATACTCATTATTAGGGATTCTTTGTAAGGAATCATTTAAGAAACCTGTGCTCTTCTGCCAACCATAAGTTATAGTTGCACCAGCACCGGTAATAATTTCAGCATCAAAATCAATTTTACTTTTAATGACAGCTTGAGTATCAGAAGATAAACCTTTTACAATTTGACCAACTTTATACTCTTTGGAAGTATCAACCTTAAGCATTTCGGTAACTGGATTCCAGGATTCAACCCTGCCACTTTGTTTTCCTTTGTATGAAATTACTTCATTTTCAAAGAAATCATTTGTTGTGAGTGTGGAGTTGAAAATTGGGAAGTGGTCAACAGAAATAACTCTACCAGATGAATTTAACAAGTCCACACTGCCAGGAATATCACCATCACTCAGATATTCCTTAAGACTATAATCAACATATGCGCCAGGACCACCACCAAGATTAGAATTTGAAGCAGTTACAGTGAAGAACTGGTAACTATAGTTTTCAGAGTTATATCCTTTAGCTGTGGAATTAATACCAACATTCAAATTTTCAACAAAGATCTTACTACCAACACTATATGGGAATGCACTAGCATCACTGAATGTGCTGTTCAGATAAAGTCTGACAGTTTTGGTTGACGAGGTGTATGATAGAGATGCGATACCAATACCATTTGTATTATCAACAGGAATAATTTCTGGTGATACATTATACATTCCAGTAGAGTTTTGGAGAATAGTAACTTTATTGTCTCCAAGATTGTAAGTAAGATCCAAATCTCCAACAACTTCTCTTGTGTATCCATCAAGAACAACCAAGCTTGGTGCTCTCAGATAATTTCTACCACCAGAACTAATACCAATAGACTCAAATGATGTTAGAGATTCTAACTCAAGAATTTCAGGTGGGTTGGCAATAGGTCTTAAAGTTTCATCAGTTGGATAATCAAATCCAATATTCTGTGAGTTGAAACTTACCCCTTTAATCTTACCAATAGAAGTGCTTTGTGGTTTAAGAATACAACCACCACCATATGTTGTAGTTACCGTGTTGATTCCAGGAATAATGTCATAATTGTTACCATTATCTAACATCGAAATACGACTGATTGGACCAAGAGCCGTAGATGATGTGGTTTCATACATGGTGACTGAATTCTCAATATTATATGTTGAAACATCAGGTTCTAGAGAAACATTGTAACTGAACGTAGTTGTTCCAATACCACTGAGTGTATGAACACCGTCATATCTGGTTTTCTCTACACTGATTTCCTGATGTGAATTTACATCAGTATCAATAATGATTTCTTTTTTAACATTGGTAATAATATCATTATTAATAGGAACAAATTTGTACCACAAGTTTGTTGGAGATTCATCAGATACCAATAAAGTTAGATTTGCATCTACATCAATACCAGCTTGCCCAGAAGTTGTAACTTCAAAAGTAGTTTTAGTTCCAGATGTATCATATACATTACTGTACTCACTATCACTATAAAGTCTTAGCTCAAAGGCAGAGTAACGAACACCACTAACAACAAAGGAAAGTGATGGATCAGAAAGATCAAATTTAAGTTTATTATTTCTCTTTACATATAGTGGTGGATTTATCTTGAAAAGAGTACCATTGCCAGTTGATGCAATATCAACAACTTGTGGTCTATCTTTTGATAGTTGGAACTTCTCCTTCACAAACTGAACAGAGTTGTCATCGTATGGATAGATGTAGTATAACTGATCATCAGTCAAACCGCTGATAGGTGAAGAACCTTCTCTATAAAGAACTTTATCACCTTTAACAAAATCATGACCTGCGATAGCCACAGTGTTTTTGACAGTATTAGTCGCAGTGATACTCTTAGGATCAAATATAATTCTTCTAGAAGAATCATCATAAGTAACACTTACTGTCTTAGTGTCAGTTGGCTTAACAGAAACATATACAGTATCAGAAACTGAAAGACCATGTGTTCCAGAAGTTGCAACATTGACTGTTGTTCTGGAGATTCTACCAGTTAATATATTATCTTTATCTGTGATGAAACTATGGTATTCATCAGTAGGAACAGATGTGAAGTAAAGAAGTCCCGAAGTAGTTCCAACTCCAACAAACTCAGCTTCAGTTCCCATACCAATCTTATTGGTAGAAAGACCAATAAAATCTCTACTCACAGGAGCTGTGTAGTAGAAATCATATGTATCTAAATTCTTAAATGCAGTAGTGATTCCGTTCCAAACACCAATAGCAGTTCCACCCTGCCTGTTGTAATAAAGTCTATCATTTACATCCAAACCATGATTTGGTAGATAGATCTGTTTAGTAGGAATAAACTTCTGTGTGACCCCTACACCAGGGTTAGAGAAGGTGATAGTAGAACCAACACCTACAGTACCAACACCTACAACTTCTTGTGGATAGAAGTAATATTCCTTATTGATCTCAAGAGCATTGGTTGTTTTCAGAGTACCAACGTTAATACGGAACTTACGAGGATCCTCAAATAGGATTGAACTATTTGTATGTGCCAAACCACAAGAGATGCCATCATATTCTCTTCTAACACGAATTCTTCTTGCTCTATCATCAATATTGAGAACTCTAATATTCTCTGTTCCAATACCAAGGATATCATTCTCACGAATGGTTGGATAGTTCAGGTCACCAGACACATAGAAGTAAGTGGTAAGACCTGTAACACCTGTAGAACCGACTCCAAGAGTCAACACAAAGTTATCTGTTCTAATACCAAGTCTGGTATTTGTAACTCCAGAGTAACCACTGAAGGTTGTAGATACACCAGAGATAGTTACTACATCAGCAGTATTGAATGGGATAGACTGAGTAGAGAACCCGATAAATTGATTTAAATTACTAATATTTGCAAACTCAATATTATCTAAACTCGTAGTCTCAAAGTTAATATAATTTACATCAACACCAGATACTCTATCTACACGACCTTGCGCATCAGTTCCACTAGTTCCTTCATTATTAATCAGAATACGATCATTGACCTTGTAGAAATTACCACCAGTAATGATACCAATACTCTCAATAGATCCTTTAGATGCACTAACAATATCTAGTGATTGATTTCTTTCTTTATCAGAATTGAACACATAATCATAACCACTATTATCATTATTAGTATGATATGCAATCGTGTTTCTAAACCACTCCCCATTCTCCAGATTGTAATCATTTTGATTACTCAATACACCGAAGTTAGTGATATTTGGTTTAGAATAGAATGTATCTCCAACGAAGTATGGGAACACAGGTCTTCTATAGTTTTTAAAAGGACCAGTAGAATCAACACTGAAAGTATTCAGAGTTGAGAAATAACAATATCTACCAGTTGGATAATCAGGTGTAACACAAAAACGACCATTATGAATATCAAGGTCACCTCTATCTGTGAAGATATAATCTTCAATAAAATATCCAAGAGGGAACAATGATGTTGGTGGCCTATTGGTAGGATTATTTCTTAGTTCATACCCAGAAATCATTTGAGAGATATTACCACCCTGTGGATCAGTAAATCCATAAGGACCATAAATGGGATTACCATCATACGCCCAACCAAGAATGGGTGAGTGATAAGAACTTGTTTTCTCTATACCACCAGCTAGTGTAAGATCAGAGATACCATACTGTGTTTCGTCACTACCAGAGATGACGTAAGTGTTAGATCTTAGAGGTCTTGGTGCATAGAGGTGACAATACTCAAGTGAGTTGTCATCAATACTCTCGCTCACAAAACCATCATCAACACCAATATTATCAAAATCTCTTTCAAATAGATTGACATTCCAGTTTCTGATCACAGCTTCAGTTTCTCCATACTTACCTGCAGGTTCTACCTGAATATTTGTAGATCCACTTACATAACCTAGACCACCACTCATAATCTGAACAGAAGTGATTACACCACCCTCAATGATTGGTGTAAGTTTTGCAAATCTACCCTCACCTGTAACAATAAGATTTGGTGGAGAGTTATAACCACTACCACCTTTGTTTACAATAATATCAACAATTCTAGAGTTGCTTACAATAGGTGTTAGTTGTGCATCTTTACCACTATTGAATGAGATGTTTGGTTGTCTATTAAAGTTGATGATCTCTGATGATCCATAAGCCACACCATTGTCTGTCAGATCAACAGATTGAAT